CTGCGTGCCACAACTCTGAAAGTTCATACCGTAGCCACATATCTTCGCTTTCGATATGAGGATTCGGATTTTGCCGGCCGCAAAGTCGAGCAAGCGTTGTTCTTTGTCTGAATCTTTGTCGCTACCCTTGACTTCGACAGCATCAGGCAGAAGACGGCGTAAGATTTCGCCTTCTTCATTCTGCTTGACCCATATCAGAACTTGCCCCTCGGTCTCTCTTGCGAGTTTTGCTGCGAGTTCAAGGCGTTCCGTCTTGGTCTTTCTGAGTTCTGCATTGAAGTTTGTTGCATTGACAATTCCTTGAGCGAAAAGACAGCCGTCTTGCGGCTTTGTCTCAATCTGATGCTCAATGTAATTCAGCTGTGGCAATACGAACTTCTTGCCGGTCTCAATGAATCCGATATCTGCCGGGTTCTCGAATAAGACAGCCCAGGAAGCTATCCAACCGTAGAAGTCAGATTTGGCGTGTCCTTTGAGCCGATAGTTATTCATTCCGTCTTCTCTAACAAACCACTTCGAGCGCATATCCTGAGAATCAAGCACGTTCAAGAACTCAGAGTGATTGCCGATTTCGTTCAGGTCATTAGGTGAGGGAGTGGCAGTGCAACAGAGTTTGTACGGTATGTCGGCAAAAAACTCAGTCAGCAACTTGCGGTAATGGCCGGTGTAGTTTTTCAGGATTGAAGACTCATCAAGCACTACGCCGATGAATCGTGATTTGTCGATGTTCTCGACTTGCTCGTAATTCGTAATGCAGATTCGCGTGTCTTCTGTCATCTCAGAATATCGGTCCACTTTGTAGCCGAAATCTGCACCCTCGGCGATTGTCTGTTTGCTGACAGATAGCGGAGCGAGAATCAACACCGGTTTATTTTCTCGTTCTGACACTCGCTTGGCCCATTCGAGCTGCATCAGAGTTTTGCCCTGACCGCAACCGGCGAAGATTGCGCCTCTACCGAGTTTCAGCATACGGCGCACGCAATACTTCTGAAAGTCGAAAAGGAACGGCGAGAGGTCATTCTCCGAGACCTCAAAGCCACTTTCGATGACGTGCGTCTTCTTCGTTGCGAGGAAGTCCTCGTATGTCTGTTGATTGTTCATTGCTTTAAGAGTTCGGGGTTATCATAAATGTTACCAAGTATCTCAGTTTTGTGGTCTGCAAAATCATCACGGAATAGTCTTGGATACACATCTCCGAATATCGTCTGATGCTTGATGCACCAAGTCCCTTGACGCATAACTACCTCACCCATATACGGAGTCGCATAGGCACAATACGGAGAATCATCAAACTTGGCAATGTCGCCCTCATAAATCTCATTGCCGTTGAGGTCTCTTAATCCTGTGAATTGACCTACGGTATCAGCGTGTACCTCGTCAATTCCGTTTGAATTTGTGCTGACAATCGGCCATATCCCTTTTTTATTGTCAGAGTCTTGAATCAAGTCTCCATACAACCATTTTCCGTCATCAGTGCGCTTGCCTCTGAATTTGATTACTCGATTCATTCTTGACCTCCTTTCTGCAAGTTGATTGTGAGGTACGGCATACCACCGGGGAATACTTGCCACAACTCGCGCTGCTTAAAACAGAACTCGACCGCGCCGATTGCGAGACCCAGGCACACGAGTTTGTCGCACGTCTGATGAAAGCCGGTCCATTGATGCTCGTTATGGTCGACGCATAGGTTAAGGAAGCTCCAACCGCCGCCTCTGTCGGCTTGGAATGGTTCAGGTAATAGAGAGAGCATCGAGAGTATGTTCTCGCGGTTAGCCGAGACCTTAGATCGGTCAAAAGCCACTTTCAGAATTACGCCGTGAATGAGTTGTGCGCCCTCTCTTTGTTCAGCGAGACAATCATTGAAGACTCTCTCGACATTCTCGGCTGTGAGCTGCATTGGCTCACGAAATGTTATTGCGTTTGATGATTCCATTGTGATTATCCTTTCATTCGGCCCATAAAGGCAAGTTTTAATACATCGAACTGCCGACCTACGACTGCGAACTCAACCATTGCGTTGCTATCTGCAAGGTCATTGATGCGGAGTATTGGATATTTATATTCGCTCGTGTTTATGACCCAATAGTCGTTCATCGCGTCTTCATCTACCATTTTGAAGAAGTCATTGAGACTTGCGATTAGGTGCTGTTTCAGATAGTCTTCGCCGTAATGCGCGGCAATTTTATCTTGATTGCGAAGTGCGTATCTCATAATGAATCTTTATCTTGTGCATCTTTGAGAGTCTTAGACAAGATGAGTTCATCTATCAGAAGACTTGCACATTTCACACTCGTTTTGGCAACTTCGGAAATTAACTCATTGACACATTCGCGCTCAATTTCATCTTTACAAGAGAGCCGTACATCTGCGAGTTGTAACGCCATTACGTCACGCGCAATCTCATATCTGCGCTGCTCCCAATCAATCTCCGGCGTGAATTGGAGTAGTGAATGAGGAATGATTCTACCGTCAAGAGTTTTGAACGCCGGTACGGTACATTTCAAAGATTCGCACGGAACGACCTGAACAACTTCGCCGGTAACTTTGATTTGAGCTTTCTTGAAGACTTCTACACGAGAGCCTATGCGATGCGCTCCCTCTTTAAGTTTTGGCTTGATGCGGTTTAATTCTTCGGCTTCTGATGCCCGGTGCATACGAGCTTCAGCGGCAACGCAGGCTCTGCATCGGTTTTTGTAGGATTTTGAGAAGTCCGAGAGCGGCTTTCTCGCTCCGCAGACTTCGCATTTCTTTGTTTTGGGTTCTGTCATATTGCGTTGATTATTTTATCGGCGAGATTCGCCGGTCAATTTGAGAATGTTGTAAGTCTTGAATCGGTCTGCAAGTCGGCCGAAGCCGTCTTTGAACTTCTCCAAGAGGTCTTGTTTATTCAGATTCGTTGTGAGATGAGCAAATTTGCGCTGATCTGGAGCGGTCATTGTCCAAATCTCATTTCGGGCGTGAAGAAAGTCATTGACTATCGTGTTGGTGTCGATGCCGTAGAATGGTCGGTTATCTACGCCGATGTCATTCAGGCAAAGGTTCACCGGCTTACTCTGAAAGCCGCGACTTTCTTCTTCGTTGTAGACGTATCGGTCTATGTTGTTGTGAATCGTGTAGTAATTCACCATTTGAGTAACCGAGACGTTGACAAAGTAATTCGGGTTATTCGTGTATCGTAGGTACTCGGAGAAGATTTGCATCATCAGAGTCTTGCCAGTGCCAACATCGCCCATCAGGAGTATATGTTTGTGCATCTTGTGTCTCTTTTCAGGAAACACGCTCTCGCAAAGAGGGCAGTTGTTGAAATAGAGAAGTAAGAATCTCAACACATCTCGGTTGTGTTCATCGATTATGAACTTGCGGCCCTGCCCGGCAAGGCATTGATTGGCGATAAAGACCAACAAGCGAGAATGTGCGCTGTAAACAGCTTCGTCTCTCATATCAGGAAATGAAGATTTACCCCTGCGAGCGTCAGCAACGATGCGGTTAACTATCGGTTGCAGCGACATTGCCGCCGCTTCCTCTGCTTCACGCTTGCGCTTGGCTTCGACTTGTGCGATTATTTCGGGAGTGAGAATTTCGTCTGCCATTGCGTTGTTGTTTTAGTAATCTGCGCCGCCGAAGTCATCATCAGAGTAATCGGTTTTAGTCTGCTGAATCTGTTCGGCCTGATTCGATTGTTTGGGTTGCTGACTTGATGCGATTGTCGGAAATTCAAGCGTCCACCGAGATTGGTTTATCCAAGTTGCGAGATTCGCGTATGCCGGAACAAAGACACGAGCTGCTTCGGATTCTTCGTGATGTCTGATTTCCCTTTCGATTGCCGGAAGCAACATCGGAATGATACTTTGCCACGTTGCCGGATTCTTTTTTTTGAAATTCTCAAACTCGACTTTGTGGCCTCGCTTAGTGCCGGGGTATCTTTTTCGGAAGACTTCAAACGCTTCTTCAAGCTCTGAAAAATCATCGCTCGAATTTTTGTTTGTTTTTTTATTTATAATCTTCTTTATTTCTTTATTTCTTAATATTGTGTCCGCTGGGCTGTCCGCTACGTTATCCGTTAGGCTGTACGCGAGGTTGTCTGCTGTGGTGCTTGTCATTGTTTCGCATCTTTCTGATATTTCGCCGTTTAACTTGTCCGAAAGGTTGTCCGCTGTTTGGTGCTTTTCGTAGTTGCATATTGTGATGATACTCACATTTGCGACTGAGGTCTTTGTAATCATTCCCTCGTCTTTCAGAGTCTTCAAGAAACCGATGACGGTATTGTGATTGATGCCCCAACGCTTCACAAGATACGAGATTGATGCAACAAGCTGACCGCGTTTGATTTCGATAAGCCGAGAGCCGACAAGTTGCTTTGAATCGTCCCACGATGCCATAAATAGCAAGTCCAACCACCACTTCAAGCGGTCAGCATCGCGCCAAATCCAATGCTCCGGCAACTCCCGGCTTATCTTAATCCAACCGTTCATCAGAAAGCTAACACCACGAAAATTTCGATGAATTGTTTACCGGCATATTTTGCGAGTTCTGCTGTCTTGAAGGCGAGCCGAGAGCCGTAGTGCGTGCCCGAGTACGTGGAAACGCTGCGCGCGTACGAGCAAACGAGACCGCCATACGCATTCGCGTAGTTCGATGAACGGCCGACAACACGGCACACATCTTGTTTCTCGTCTTCATCGAGTTCTTCGATTTCCTCGTTGGTGAGTAAGCGAAACCACGGTGCATAACGCCATTCGCCTTTCTCGAATTTCGGAGTCCAACCCTCATTGAGAGCTGCAACGATGATGCGAGCTTTCAGGTAAGCGGCGATGTCATCCATCTCAACGAGATTACCGTGCATCTGAGCTTCATAGGTGCGGTAGTGCTGCACGAATGGATGTGCGTCTCCAAGTTCGCGACAAGCGTCCTCAAAGGTCTTGATTCGCTCAGTTACGGGGCGGTTGTCTTCTTCCGCTTCGATGTGAGCGGCTTCGATTGTGTAGGTTTTCTGAGTGTCGTTGAATGTCACGCCGTAGAGATACGGTTTGCGTGTTTCATCTACAACTTCGGTGATGATGCCCTTTTGGTCGAATACTGATACAGCTTCATTCAGGGCGTAAGTCTCTTTTTTCATTTTTGATTTTATTAAGTTTTGGTAATACTTCGTGTTTAAGTAATCTGACCGCGTTCGCCAGTCGTAAACTCTTGCGGATTGCATCTGTATCGAGATTGTCAAGAATCAGCGGCAGACAGCGGCATAAGGTCGCTACGGTATCATTTGGCACGTTCTTCATCAGTACGGAGTTTTTGATATGTCTATTCGTAATGACGGAGAAGCCACATAAACCGGCTTTCCTACGGTCTTCGTGATTCGGGCGCGGAATTGTTCAGCGTTGCTATTTCGGCCCGATAGGTGGAGCAATACCACGTCATTCACGGCTGAGAGGTCAGTTGTGCGGAGTATCTGTTCGGTAGTCTTGATTTCCATGTGTGATTCGAGCAAGCGTTCACGCATAGACGGCAAGATGTAGCCGGAGTTGATATTCGCTTCGAGAATTTCATCAGAGTAATTCGCTTCGAGCATTATGTGGTTCAGCCCGGCAATTCGGTACTCACACATCATCGTGTCGGTGATGAAAAGGAGTTTGCCCATTTCGGCGTGTTCAATCACAAATCCGACACACGGCACATCATGGGCCACCGGGAGCGCAAAAACTTTGAAGCCGCCCACGATGTAGCCACGCATCGGTTGAATAGTCTTGCAGAAGACGCGATTTTTCAGACTGAACGAGTTGAACACATCTTCGAGAGCAAGTACCCTGATACCGCATTTTTGATACTCCAGCAGATACTTCGAGTGGTCGCGGTGCTGATGAGAGACAACACACCCGGCAATCGTCCCAATCTTGAAGTCAAGTGCTTTCTTAACTTCGATGAGCGGCAGTCCACATTCGACAACAAGCGATTCGGTCGAGCTTTTGAGTATATAGCTATTGCCCTTTGATGAGCTTCCGAGACAAATCAGTTTCATCAGAGTATCAGATTACGGGTTAATAATCAGGTGTCGGAGCTTCAGCGGACTCGGACTGCTTTGCTTCGGTTCTTACTTCGCCGGTCTCGGTGTCAACGACCTCTTCATATTCTGTTTCATCAATAGAGATGGTCTGTGTTGATTCGTTGGCGATCTGGAGAGTGTCATTGCGAGCTGCGAGGGCGCGGTTCTCGCTATCTGCATCGTGTCCGATAGCTGACTGCATTTTGATTGAGAGATAGCCGTATTTCGAGATAAGACGGCGGATTACGGTTTTCAGGGCCATATCGTTGAAATTACCCTCCCAACCGACACTCTTTGACACGATGCCGTCATTGGCTTTTGCGATGAGTTGCGGAATGGTCGTGTCTTTCTTGATGCCAGGAGCGTAACGCTTGGCGTATGCGGCCATGTCTTCAACGCTCATATAAAGCGTTTTTGAGTAGCCATTCAGAAGCTCGAAGTAACAGAAGTAACCGACAACTTTGTCTGATGTCTTCTTGCCGTCAAGAGCAACCTCGCCGGATAGACGATTGACGGTGCGAAGTTCGCCCTCATAAACGAGGTCGGCGTTGATTGTGCGATACTGACCTGTGCGCATTGCGAGCTGGATATAACCCTTGTAGCCGGGTATGAATGTCGGTGTCGGTTCTACGACATACTCGGTGCGGCCGGTCTGAGGGTCTGTGACCTTGCGCTTGTTCTTATACACTACGACATACGCGAATCCGAGTGCCTTGTTGATAGGCAAGTCGAGGACTGCTGCTTTCAGGCATTCCTGAAGAATTGCTGCCGGTTTGCACTCTTGGAGTGACTTGTCTCCGTTGTAGAGGTCGATGATTGACGCGATGAACTGATTCTTGTTTTCAGCGAGAGCGTTTTGGAATTGCTCTTGAACGCTCGGTGCTTCGAGCATCGCTTTGAGCTTTGCGAGTCCGGTCTGCCCGGTCTGCGCAACTGCATTGGTGTTGTCTGCCATTTTAGTTCTCTTTTAAGATTGATTCTAATACTATGCCGGTAGCAACTTTTTTGAAAAGTTTGGCCGTTGACGGTTGCGTTGCGAAGTCGTGAAGTACAGCAATTATTTCTTTGCTGCGGCCAGCGATGCCAATAGCATTTGCCGACGTTTTCTCGTCAACTTCTTCTGATGCAAGAATCACGATTGCACGATGCTTGCCGTCCTTTGTCTTTTCGCTCTCTACGAGGTCAGAGAGTTCTTTTGCGATTTCCACAACTCTTGTGTGAAAGTCGCTCTTGATGTTTTCTGCCATAATTGCGTTGTTTATAGGGTTAGTGAATAGAGTTATTTGTCAATGCCGTTCTTGATGATGAGCTTGTCATCAAACGACACTCGAAGATTGATGATTTGTGATTTCATCGGCAGCTCTCGTGTGAGCGATTCGGCGTTGTCGATGAAGATAGGAGCGAAGATGCCCTGCGATGCGGATATTGCATTGATGATGTCAAGGCCGATGAGAATTTTTTCACCTGCGCTGCACGTTGAATAGGGCTTGCCGTTGAGTGTTGCTTCGCACGTCTCTTTTTCTGCGCCGTTGATAGCGGTCGCTATCCAACGGAATTTCACGAGAGAGAAAAGGCCATTGATTCTGCGCTCGATTGCTTCGCTTCGCGCTTTGCTGAACTCAGTAATTGTAAATTCGAGACGTTCAAGCTCGGCGATTTCCTCGTTGAGAGCTTGATACTTTGTTTCAAGTTCGCTGATGCGGTTCTGCAAACGGATTCGCGTTTCTTTTGCCCTTAGGTCGGCTGTGATGCCGTCTATCTCAACATTGAGTGCGTTGTGTCTCGCCTTAAGGTCTGAATTGTCGGCCTGAGGTACTTCCTCTGCGGTCTTTGCTTCGAGTTGCTGAATCTCTTTGTCGAGTTCTGCGATGACGGTATCAGCGGCGAGTAATGGTTTGGCGTCCGGCTCGGTCAAAACTTTCTGATACTCCGGCGATGCTTCGATTTTCGCAATTCTTTCTTCCGATTCTTTGATTGCGGTATTGCATCGCTCAATCTGTGCTTCATATTCGGAGCGTTTAGAGTTGTTAGCTTTGCCCAGTCTTTTGTTTTCTTCGATAGCATCGGCCACGCGTTGAAGTCTGATGCCGCGCTGCTTCTCGAAGTTCTCAGTCATTTCAGCTTGTCGAGCTTCTATGTCGGCGATGTCGAGCGGACGTTTGCAGGTGGGGCAGATAAATTCAGATTCGTTAAATTCAAGCTGCTCGGCCTGAATCTCGGCAGTCTGCTTATAGAGTCTCTGATACTCCTTGATGAGTCTTTCGCGTGTTTCGACACACGCTTCAATTTCTCGCTCGGCTGTCTCTATTGTGCGTCTCAGATTGCCGATTTCGGTGCGAATCTGATTCACGTCATAGAAAAGTTTGCTTTGCTCTTGCTTCTTTGCATAGTAGCCCGAAGTTGCAGCTTGTGTAACTTCATTGATACGCTGACTTTTCTTAGAGCGGAGTTTGCCGAGTTCTTCGATGTCGGCGAGTCGTTGGCTGTTGGCTTTGCGCTGTGCGGCCGCGAACTGCTCAAACTGATTCACGATTTCAGCGCGTTCATTTTGCTTTGCTTCACGCTCTTTTTCAAGTGCGGCCCAATCTTGTTCAGGAATCAGGGAGAGGTCGCGCTTCTTCTCGTCTATACGGCCCGGAATATCGGTAATCTCACCGTTGAGCCGTGTCTTCTTCGCGCTGATTTCTTTCTTGAACTCTTCGAGCGTCTTGCCGGTGATGAGTTCGAGCAAGCGTTCAAAGTCTTCATTTCCGGATGCAATCTCAGAGTCGGTGATGCTTCCGGCCATTTTGAACAACATCTGCTTTTGTGCTGCGGCAGACTGAGCGGAAAAGCATACCGGCGAAGTGATGAACTTGAATACGGTCTCATTGCAGATGTCGGCAATCTTCGCGTCATATTCTTTCGCGCTGCACGGTACATCATTGTAAAAGCGTTCTTCTTCATTGCCGGTAAACACCAGCTCAGTCTCTCCGGCTCTCTTGACCCACTTCTCAGAGAATCGGCGTGTCAGACGCACTTCCTCACCGTTTATGGCGATGATAGCCGAGACTTCGTGCGGCAGTTGAGCGATTATGCGCCCGGAGCTGTCGAGCGTCTTTAGGTCGAATTTTTTGCGGTCTTGGCTGTCTTTGCCAAAAAGCAACCAAGTGAACGCATCGAAAATCGTTGTCTTTCCGAGTCCGTTGCGCCCGGAGATGTTTGTCACCCTCGAATCGAAGTCGATTGTGAGGTCTCGCACACCCTTGAAATTCAAGAGAGAGAGCTGCTTGATGATGATTTCTTTCATTGCGTGTTATTTTATTCGGCTGACCGCAAGTCGGGTCGCGGCCAGGCTGTTAATTTCTGATTTTGAGGGTCGGCGGTTCGAGAGTAGATGACTTTCGATTTCTTCTTTGTCGAAGTAGAGTTTGCCGCCGGTCTTGTAGCTCGGAATCGTGTTGTCGTTCGCCATGTGCCTCACCCGTGACTGAGATACGCCGAGAAGCAAAGCAACATCAGCGACATTCAGAGCTTTCTTGAATCCGAGAATTACAAGCTGCTCGATTCTGTCAAGTCTTTCCTCTATGCCCATTAGATGTCCTCCTCCGTTAGTTTCGTAAATTCAGGGATTAGATTCTTCGATTCCCAAAAATTGACGGCTCGTTTCAGTATGT